CCGGAGCAATGTGATCATGGGAAAAAAGATCCGGACACTGTGGGGAGAAGATACGATCGAAGACTGCCTGCATGTGATGAAGGTGAAGGAAGGCTGTTTTGAACCGACCAGCCAGGCGGTCCGGTTCCGCATCTCTCCGCTGTCATTTTATCAGGTGAATCCGAAACAGACGGAAAAACTGTACAGCCTGGTCCTGCATTACTGCGGCCTGACGGGGAAAGAAACGGTCTTTGACCTGTACTGCGGCGTCGGGACGATCTCCCTGTTTCTGGCGCACGGTGCCAAGGAAGTCTATGGCGTGGAATCCGTGCCGGAAGCCATCGAAGACGCGCGTGAAAATGCACGTCTGAACGGGATCACCAATGTCCTGTTTGAAACGGGGAAGACGGAGGAAGTACTGCCGGCCTACTGCGAACGCCACCGCGCGGAAGGCAGAAAAGCCAGAGCGGATGTAATCGTCGTGGATCCGCCGCGGAAGGGCTGCGATGAGATCTGCCTGCAGACGATGCTGGACATACAGCCGGAACGGATCGTATATGTCAGCTGCGATCCGGCCACGCTGTCCCGTGATCTGAAGAAGCTCTGCGCCGGCGGTTACGAACTGAAAGCCGTCACGCCGGTAGACCAGTTCGGGCACACCGTGCACGTCGAGACGGTGGTATTGATGTCAAGAGTAGAAGGAAAATAAGCTTGAAAGCCCTTGATTTCAGGGCATTTGCGGGTTTGGAGGAAAAGCAGCTGAGGGGCGCAGAATCCTCTGTGGAAACTTATCCAAGGCTGTCAAGCAATGCGCTTGAAGAATGAATTGACATTCAGTTGGCGAATTAGATGTTTTCCGTAGGGTTTAGGCTGCGGATTAGATGTTTTGCCGCTGAGTGAGCGGAATAGATGTCAAGGAAGACAAACTGGAATTTGAACCGAAGATTATATATTAGGCATTGTATATATAGATTGGCTTGCACCAGAATGAAAAGTATGGTACAATAATTTAAAATAATGATAGGGGTGGAAAGATGCGTATTATTTCTTGCTAAATATTAAGGCATAATAGGATGTCCTGGGCGCTTAAAGTGCCTGCTTTTGTTATGCCTATGCAAGAAAGTTACCATCTTCTTTAACTCTAAACGCATAGCTTTGTCTTGCCTTTCTGGCTGGACTTTGTCCGTTTATGGGCTGCAAGAATGTACTTTCTTGCAGCCCATAATTTTTAAGGAGGACAAAAGCATGTCGCTTATTAACGTAAATAATTTGACTTTTTCATATCCGGGAAGTTACGACAATATTTTTGAAAATGTCAGCTTCCAAATTGACACGAATTGGAAACTGGGTTTCATCGGAAGAAACGGCAGAGGGAAAACAACTTTTTTAAATTTACTGCTTGGCAAGTTTGAATACAGCGGAAATATTTCATCTTCGGTCGACTTTGAGTATTTTCCTTATACGGTGGCTGACGAAACACAAAACACGATGGATGTTATCAATAGCATTTGTAAGGATTTTCTGCAATGGGAACTGCTGCGGGAGCTGTCATTGCTTGATGTGTCGGAGGATGTGTTGTATCGTCCGTTTCAAACGTTGTCAAATGGTGAAAAGACTAAGGTTTTGCTTGCTGTTCTATTTCTCAAAGAAAACAGCTTTTTACTCATTGATGAACCTACAAATCATCTTGATATCGCAGCGCGCTCAATCGTAAGCAGATATCTGAAATCCAAAAGCGGATTTCTCTTAGTATCACATGACAGAGCTTTTTTAGACGGCTGCATAGACCATGTGCTTTCCATTAATAAAACAAATATTGAAATACAGAGCGGTAACTTTTCCTCGTGGCTTGTGAACAAGGAACGACAAGATAACTTTGAGCTTGCTGAAAACGAAAAGCTAAAAAAAGAGGTTAAACGTCTTCAAAAAACCGCAAGAGAAAAAAGGAATTGGGCGGATACTGCAGAGCGTCGAAAAGTTGGATTTGATTCAACTGCGACCGATAGTAGTAGCGCAGGCAAACGTCCTCTCCAAGGTGCAAAATCAAAAAAGCTTATGAAAAGAGTCAAAGCTATTGAGGAACGTCAAGAATCTGCCATTGAAGAAAAGTCTAAACTGGTCAAAAATATTGAAAATGCTGACAATTTAAAATTAACACAGCTTTCTTATCATGCAAGCCGGCTTGCAGAGCTATCCGATGTTTCCATTTTCTATGATGGAAAAACAGTTTGTCAGGATATCAGCTTTACCATAGAATGTGGTGACCGTATTGCTCTTGTAGGCAAAAACGGAAGTGGAAAATCAAGCATACTAAAGCTTATTTGCGGTGAGAATATAACTCATACTGGTATTTTTGAAAAAGGCAGCCAATTGACCATTTCGTATGTTTCGCAGGATACTTCATTTTTAAGCGGAAATTTGTCAGATTACGCTTTACAAAACAAAATTGATGAGAGCCTTTTCAAAGCAATTCTTCGCAAGCTTGATTTTTCGAGAATACAATTTGATAAGAATATGCGTGATTTTAGTGGCGGTCAAAAGAAAAAAGTATTGATTGCAAGAAGTCTTTGCGAAAACGCTCACCTATATATTTGGGACGAACCGTTAAATTATATTGATGTAATATCTCGTATGCAAATTGAGAATTTAATTTTGCAGTTCAAACCAACCATTTTGTTCGTTGAACATGACAGTACCTTTTGTGAGAAAATTGCGACGAAAAAAGTGAAGTTATAGTTTTGTGATATGAGCATGATCTTTTTCTTGATTAAATTCCGATTTGTACAAACAAGAGAGCAAGCCACTTCATAGGTAAGATTCCTATCGGAGCAGCCTGCTCTTTTATTCTGCAATATCCACACTGACGCCGGATTTGAATTCGACGGTGAACTTATCCGTGTATATTGTGATGCTTTTTATAAGCTTCCTGACGAGAGATTCATCGAACACATGAATTTCTGTATTCTGCATGGCGACGAAATCCTGCAGTTCCTTGATCCGGTTCATGGCTTCTTCTCTACGGTGATTGTCGACCGTGGACTGTTTCTTCATTTCCTGCAGGCGAACCATCTCGTCAGTGATGGCATTGTAGTCTTTGCCGCCCTCGACCTTTCGAAGCAGCTCTTTCTGTAAATCTTCAAGCCTCAGTTGGATGCCTTCCGGTGAGAGAGTGTCGGTTGTGACGACGGCCCTGGCTACGTTTTCCTGCAGCTGGGCCAAGAACTCTTTCCTGCCTCGTAGAATCCGGTTTAAGGATTTGACCGTGACGTCCTCAAGGGCAGCTTCATTTACCGTCCGATTCGTACAGTTGCTCTCAGCTTCCGATGGCTCCAAGCGGCTGATGCAGCGCCAGACAATGGATTTGCAGCCGTGATTGTTCCAATGGACGCGCCTGTAAAGCTCGCCGCACTCTCCGCAGAAAATCATCTGCGCAAAGCAATGATTGCAGGAGTAGGTGCGTTTCTTGCCTGTCGGGCTCTTGTGCACGACGCGCCTGCGGACAAGTTCCTCCTGTACCTGCATGAAGATTTCTTTCGGAATGATGGGAGGATGATCGTCCTCAACATAGTATTGCGGCACGATGCCAGTGTTCTTGATTCGTTTCTTTGTAAGGAAGTCGGTGGTATAGGTTTTCTGCAAAAGGGCATCGCCCATGTATTTTTCGTTCCGGAGAATCTTGTTGATCGTGCTCGTGTGCCATTTTTCTTTTCCGGCACCGGTAAGGATGTGATCCGCCTCAAGTCCGGAGGCTATTTTGTCCATGCTGAGGCCTTCGAGATATTCGCGATAGATGCGCTTCACAACTTCGGACTGCTCAGCGTCAATTATGAGCTTTCCGTCATTGTCTTTCGAGTAACCGAGGAAGCGGTTGTGATTAACGCTTACCTTTCCCTGCTGGTAACGATACTGCAGACCGAGCTTTACATTCTGCGAAAGACTCTGGCTTTCCTGCTGGGCAAGGGAAGCCATAATCGTTATAAGAACCTCGCCCTTGGCATCCATTGTGTTGATGGATTCCTTTTCAAAGTAGACCGGGATATTTTTATCCTTGAGCTGCCGGATATACTGCAGGCAATCAAGAGTGTTGCGGGCGAATCGGCTGATGGATTTTGTGATGATCATGTCGATGTTTCCGGCCATACACTCATCAATCATGCGGTTGAACTCATCACGCTTTTTTGTGTTGGTGCCGGAAATACCGTCATCAGCAAAAATACCTGCAAGCTCCCATTCCGGATTCTTCTGAATGTATTCTGTGTAGTGGGAGACCTGTGCGTCGTAGCTGGTTTCCTGTTCGTCAGAATCGGTGCTGACACGGCAGTATGCGGCGACGCGGAGCTTAGGAGCTTCCTCTTTACTGATGTTGTTTCCGACCTGCCTTTTTGCCGGAATAAATGTAACGCTTGCCATCAAATCACCGACCTTTCTATCAGGCTGTAAATGTACTCGGCCTGCGCTGCCGGGTTATCGTAATGTTCAATCATTTTTCCAATGTAAAACTGCGTAGGAGCTGACCGTTCCACCTTATTTTGTTTTCTGTTCAACCGTCCGAGAGCTTTTGCTCGACGCTGCTTTTCGGCTTCGGCCTGTTCGAAGGTTTCCTTGTCAATGAGGGCCGGATAGAAGCTGTCGCCGAGATAATGACGATTTCCCATGATTCGTTTGGCACCACAATGCTTTACGTCAATACCGGCATCATTGGCAGCCTTCTGTAATGAAGCACCTGCAAGATAGGCTTCATACAGGGTTTGAATTTTTACGACAGCTTCATTGTCAATAACTGCCTTTCCATTTTCAATCTTGTACCCATAGGGTGTGTGTCCCATTTTCATATCCTTTCCGTGAGCGAGAGGCCACATTTTAGTTCGAAGCGGTACTCGGTTCTGCTGATTACAGTTATCCGGCTCACATGTTTTTCAAATAATTCTTCATTGAAGGTTTCCAACATTTCCTCTTTTTCGGCAAAGTGAAGAAGGGCGGTTGCTGCATTGACCTTAGAAACATCCGACGAAACGTTATTGCTTTGCGCATCCATTTCTTTTCGGATGCGGTCAGCCTTTGTCAGAAGCTCATTTGTTTCCTTTGTAAAGAGTACCTTATCGAGAAATCCTTGTGCGGCCAGTTGCTGGAGCCTTTCACGCTGCTCGGTGTTCTGAGCGAGTTCAGTCGTCAGCTCCTGAATCCGGCGCAGGGAATCGTCTGTGGATTCTGTCTTGAGGGCCTCTGTATAAGGCTTCAGCACGTAGCGATGAGCGAAAACAAGCTTGTTCATCATCGTGACAAAAGCCAGCTTCAGGTCATCGTCCTTTATGGATTTCATGCTGCAGGCGTTCTTGTCGTTCAGATGCGTATTACAGCACCATGCTATGTAACTGTCGCCAGATGTGTAATGCGTTCGGCGTTTGAAGGTGCTGCCGCATTTGCCGCAGATTATTTTCCCTGAGAAGGCATAGCGCTTCTGGTACTTCTCACTGTCTGGAATGACGTTTTTCTCTTTGGCGTGCTGCTTTAACATCTTACCAGCGGCTTCAAACTCGCTGTGGCTGATGATTGCCTCGTGATGATCTGATACAAAGTACTGATTTTTCTCACCGCGATTGTGGTGGCGGTTGAACTGCGCATCCGTGTAGGTCTTCTGGAAAAGAACATCGCCGGTATACTTCTCATTTGTCAGAATCCCTTTGACTGTGGATGCGCTCCAGTGATGGCCTTTCCTGGTAGGAATCTTTTCTTCATTCAGCATGTTGGCAATTTTTGCGGTGCCAATGCCGGAAAGAGCAGAAGCGAAAATCCTTTTTACAATTGCCGCCTGCTCCGGGTTGACGACTATGTTCTGCTTATTCCAATCGTAGCCGTAGGGCGGGCATCCGATCTTGAACGTCGCGTTTTCAAATCGGCGCTGCACAGACCACTTGCTATTCTCTGAAATGGATAGGGATTCGTCTGCAGCCATACTGGAAAGGATTGATAGGAATAATTCGCTTTCCATAGAGCCGGTATTGATGTTTTCCTTTTCAAAGTAAACAGGAATATTCAGGTTGAGAAGCTTTCTGACAAGCTCAAGGCAGTCAGCAGTGTTGCGGCTGAAGCGACTGATTGATTTCGAGATGATAAAATCTATCTTCCCGGCTTTGCAGTCGGCAAGCATGCGGTTCAGCTCAGGACGTTTCTCCTTCTTTGTACCTGTGATGCCTTCATCATAATAAACGCCAGCGCACTTCCAATCATTCCGGGCAGCAATATAGTTTTCATAGTGTGTGACCTGTGCTTCAAGACTTTCTGCTTGCGCGTCAGAGTCTGTGCTGACACGGCAATAAGCAGCTACGCGGAGCTTTCGCTTTGCATCAGTTACATTTTTGTTTTCTTCGATTTTTGTTATTTTTTTCAAGGGTTCATCCTCCTTTCCGCATGTCTATACATCACTCTGAATGCCTATACTATCAAGCATTATTCGGATATATTTCCGCGAACAAGGGAGAGAAAGTTTTAAGGTTGATGTCCGATAATTTGTTGAATTCAGCAACGGATATGAGCCCGGAATCAAGCATTGTTTTCGCGATGGCCTGAGCTCTTTTGTAGTCAAGGTCTCCCTGAATGCGCTCCTGTGTGAAATATCCAGTTGGAGCACTTGTATTATTGTCTGTCATAACTTATCCACCTCCAATTTCCCACTGGAGATGAACGAGCGATTTGAGCGGAAGAAAATAAAAAAAAGCCTGCGGGCATTCCAAAAAGGAACACTCGCAGGTGAAAAACTGGATATATGGTTATTTCACTCTGATCTTCCAGCCGACCAGAATCAGATTAACATTTTGAATCAGTGAGCTGTTCATGGACTGGATAGCAGAAACCGTTGTACCGTACTGGTGGGCGATGGCAGAGAGCGTATCGCCTGACTTTACGGTGTAATAAACAGGATGAGGTTCATTATGGACGCCGCACAGCTCGTTCACCTTGGTCTGCACGGAATCATAATCATAACCGGCAGCAGAAAGACGATTCTTACGTTCTTCGCCGTTGCCCCAGTTCCCGGCGAGCACTTCCTGCGCCAGCTCATCAACGGTTTTTGAAGATACAGGCGTCTCGCTTGAATCTATGGCATACTTTGGAACGCCGTAGCCTCGGATGTACTTGCCACCGACCTGCAGAGTACGCCTGCCGACCGCATCGTTTTTATTGCCTTCGATAACGGTGATATCACTGCTGGATACACTTTCCACGATACCGACATGATCCGGCCATCCTTCATTATCGCCACACCCGGAGTCCTGCCAGTCATAAAAGATTACATCTCCGGGAGCTGGGACGTAGTTGTCATCCTCGACCCATTCTCCGAGCACCATAAACAGGATAAGCATTTGCCCGCATCCGCATTCAGTCGGGATGATAGAAGTTGTTCCGCATTGAATAGAAACAGCAGAAACAAAGGTGGCACACCAGGCATCCGTGTATTGGACTGCATAGCCTCTGGCGAGATGCTTATGGTTATTGTAGACATCAATGATTTCTCTATGGCTGCCGTCAGATTCATTCCTTCCAATCCAGGCTCTGGCCTGCGCAAGGACACGGTCGCGCTGGGAAGATACAGGGATAGTTACTGCTGGCACAGGAGTTTCGTTTCCTGTCCGAGGATACCCATTAAATCCTTTGCCAATGATGACTGTCGGGAAGTCCTGATACGACCAGTCCATATCCACGCGGCCTTTGATGCCGGGAACGGAGCCATTGGAACTGTGCTGCCAGATTCCACAAGAGCCTTTATAGCTGCAGCCATCGGCCCACTGGGCGCACCAGTAACAGTAGCGTTTGCGGACAGCGTCCGTCACAACAGACCCAGCGAAGGATGCCGAAGTATAAAAACCGGCAAAGTATCCGGCAGCCTCCAGCCTGTCGCAGAAGGTCTTGATCAGACCGGAGCAGAAATCCGTCCCGGCTTCGATCTGCTTCTTTTCCTCCATGTCGAGGAAAACAGGATAGTCAAACTGTTTCCCGGCAAGGACAGGCAGGAACATTTCAGCTTCCTGCGCAGCCTCGGAAAAGCTGTCTGCGTAGCTGTACCAGTATGCGCCAACGTGAAGCCCGGTAGCTTTTGCTTTCCTGTAGTTTTCTTCAAAGTACTTGTCTTTTGAGCTTGTACCGTAGCCTGCGCGGATGATCACGAAATCCACTCCGCTGTTCTTGACAGCGTTGAAATCAATCGCGCCCTGCCATACCGATACATCAATTCCTTTTGTAGCCATGTTATTTTTCCTCCTTATCTGTGTCTTTTTCATCACGGTTATGCAGCTGCTCCAGTACTTCCTTCAGCTTTCCCGGAATCGGAAGCCCAAGGTGGGCAGCATTTTCAATCAGGGACAGACCTTCATTCGAGATGTAAAAGAAGATGACCGCCGTCCGCAGGACACCGACCTGTCCGAGCACATTGATGTCGATGACATTTGCAATGCCGACCAGAATGAAGATCAGCACCTTGCGGCAGATGCCGCGAAAGCCGACCGCCGAGGAGAGCTTCTTGTCGTTGATTGCGCCCATGACACCGGTGATGTAGTCGCAGATGACAAAGATCAGCAGCGCGTAGAGCAGGCCGTCGCAGCCGCCAAGAAAGTAGCCAAGCCAGCCGCCGACAGCGGCAAAAACGAGTTGTAACGTGTTCCAGAATTCTTTCATGAGTAATTCCTCCTTTGATTTTTTACATGAAAAAGGCGGCCTCCCGCAGGAAGTCGCCCAGTGCATACAGATTGTTGTTTACGACTGCGTCTCCGTCAGCGTATAGGTGATTTTCATCGTCTTGTCCGCCGTTTTGATGACCGGAGTCGCCAGGTTGTTGATGGTCGCAAGATATGGCGTATACAGATACAGATCCTTGTAGAAGTAATAGTTGCCATAGGAGCAGTAGTATTCCTGATAGGCGAAGGTCTTATATCTTG